GCGCCGCAACAACCGCAGCCGGACCCCGCGACAGCCGCGCTCATGCAGTCTGCCCAGGCCCAAATCGAGATTGACCGAGCCAAAGCCTTAAACGACATCGAAATTGCCAAGGGCAAGGCGGCAGCTCAGATTCAGCTTGAGCGCGAGAAAGCGGCAGCCCAGTTGCAACTCAAGACCGCCGAGTTCCAGGCCGAGGCCCAACTCAAAGCCGCCAAGGTCGGGGCTGAACTTACCGGAGACATACGGATACCTGGATGAACGAGACAGAACGGGCAAGAGGATTACTGACTGACGAGTTTTTTATGGGTGTTGTAAATAAACAACGCCAGATGTATATTTCCAATATATTAGACAGTCGAGACGAGGACGTAGACCTCCGCGAGAGGGAACGCCTGAAACTCAAAGGGCTGGATGAATTTATAGCGTCACTCAAGTCCATCTCAATGCAAGGCGAGATAGACAAGAAACGCTGGAAGGTTTTCTAACTTAGGAGTCACAAATGGAAGAGACCAACCCGCAAGGGAGTCAAACTGACGTAAACGGAGCCGCAGCAAAGATTTTCGGGATGCTAGACCCGCAGCCGGAAGGCCAAGCAGAAGTCGAAGCAACCGAGGTCGAAGAAGTCGAGGCGCAAGCCGAAGAAGAAGCGGAAGCGGTAGAGCAAGAAGAGGAAGTCCAAGAAACACCCCGGTATCGTGTCAAGGTAGACAACGAAGAACTGGAGGTCGACTTAGATGAACTCATCAAAGGCTACTCTCGCACCTCTGATTACACCAAAAAGACGCAAACTCTAGCCGAGCAACGTAAGCAAGTCGAAGCTGAACGTGCAAAGATAGAAGAAGCCGCCAAACTGCGTGAAACCTATGCCCAACGGCTACAAGTGATTGAGCAGATGCTTAGTCAACAGCCCGAGGAAGATTTATCTGCACTTAAAGATAGCGACCCCGTGGGGTACGCCATCAAGGTCGCAGAGAAGATGGAACGTGAAAAGCAACTCTCCGCTGTCCGCGCAGAACGCGAAGCTGTGCAGGCCAAGCAAATGGCCGAGCACCAAGAGCGATTGAAAGCCCATCTCTCCCAAGAAGGGGAACGGTTAAAAGCCGCAATCCCTGACCTGGCTGACGAGGTGAAAGGCGAAATCATCCGCAAAGAAATCCGCGATTATGCAAAGTCTAATGGCTGGACAGACCAAGAGTTGTCCCAGGTGTACGACCACCGGGCCGTCATCGCTCTCTACCGGGCTATGCAGTTCGAGAAACTGCAAAAGTCCAAGCCTGCTGTGCAGAAAAAGGTCAACGAAGCTCCCAAGGCTCTAAGACCTGGAGTCGCAGGTCAGAGGATTGACAAGGACTCCGAACAGGCTAAGAAGTTAGCCAAACAACTCAAGCAGACGGGTCGCACACGCGATGCCGCCAAAATTTTTGAACGATTCTTGTAAAGGATAATAAAGTGACTGTACCCACCAATACCTATTCGCGCTATGGCGCAATCGGTGTCCGCGAGGACCTCGCTGACGTTATTTATGACATCAGCCCCACCGACACCCCCATCATGTCGTCTATCGGCAAATCTCGTGCTACCCAAACCCTGCACGAGTGGCAAACCGACGTTCTGGCCGCTGCTACCTTTGGCAACGCCCTGATTGAAGGTGACGACGCAACCTCCGCATCGCTGACCCCCACGACCCGTGTTGGCAACTTCACGCAAATCGTCGGCAAGACTGTCCAGATTTCTGGCACTCTTGAGGCAGTTGACAAGGCTGGCCGTAAGTCTGAGAAGGCTTATCAGCTTGCCAAGGCTTCGGCTGAAATCAAGCGCGACATCGAGAACATCATCACGGCTAACCAGGCCAAGAGCAACGGTACTATCAATACCGGCGCTCGTAAGATGGGCGCTCTGCTGTCCTACATCACGTCTAACGTCAACAAGGGTACGGCTGGCACGAACCCGGTTGGTGACGGCTCTGACGCCCGTGGCGACACCACGACCCGTACTTTCGAAGAGTCCATGCTGAAAGACGTAGCTCAGCAGATTTTCGAGGACGGCGGCACACCCAAGTTGCTCGTGGTTCCCCCGGGACTGAAGGCAACCGTGTCGGCATTTGCCGGTGTTGCACAGCAGCGTTATGTGACCGGCGCAGAGCCCACGACCATCGTGGCCGCTGCTGGTGCTTACCTGTCGGACTTCGGTCTCATCTCCATCGTGCCGGACCGCTTCATGCGCTCCCGCGATGCGCTGATGCTCGACCCCGAGTACGCAGCCCTGGCTTACCTGCGCCCCTTCCAGACCAACGACCTGGCTAAGACCGGCGACTCTGAGAAAACTCAGATTCTTGCCGAACTGACCCTGGAAGTTCGTAACGAGAAGGCCCACGGCGGTATTTTTGATATTAAAGCTGCCTAAACTGTAGTAAAATCGGGGGTGGGCTAGTCCCACCTCCGTTTCCAATATGCAAAAACTAGGCGAAGATTTTTCTGGTGGAGAAAAGCGTACTTGGTACGCTGATGGCGAAGGCGGGCTCATCATCAAGTATGAGCAGGACGTCGCGCCGATATTAGAATTAAATAAAGCGGCTTATAACCAAACGGATGAAAGAGCGCGGTGGGGCGAGCTTGTCCACGTTGCAGAACTGCCGAACTCCGTTATTGCCGACTTAAATACTAAGGGCGTTATGAGGGGGTTCACCGTAATAGACCAGAAGCGCATGAAAGCGTTTCTAAACGACCCGGCGAACCGTTATTTACGGACCAGACCGGGGAGAGTTTAGTGGGCAAGATTCACGACAAGATTAAAGCTAAGAACAAACTAGAAGGCAAGAAAGTCGCCATCTGCATCCCAAGCAGGGGTGAGATGGAAATAGGTACAGCGTTTGACCTTGCGGTCCTGTGTGCCTACGACGCTAGACACAGGGTAGGGCATCAGTCGATTTACACGGTGTCGGGAACCCTGATATTTGACCAGCGTGAGAAGATGGCTCACGAAGCCTTAAAAGAAGGCGCAGACTACATCTTGTGGATAGACGCTGATATGCGCTTCCCCAAGAACACCATAGAGATTCTAATGGCTCACGACAAACCAATCGTCGGGGTCAACGCTACAACCCGTTCCATCCCTGTCAAACCCACCGCTAAGAACTTGGTGGTAGACATGGAAAAGAAAGAGAACCATTGGCTGCCTGTCGTAAGCAAAGGCAAAACGGGGTTGGAAGAAGTCACCGCCGTTGGCTGTGGCGTGATGTTGGTAAAGCGAGAAGTATTTGAAAACACACCGAAACCTTGGTTTTGGTTCGAGCAGATTCCAGGCGGCAAGTTACTTGGCGAAGATGTGTATTTCTGCATAAAGGCATTAGACGCAGGATACCCAACCTATCTAGACCACGACTTGTCAAACCAAATAGGCCACGTCGGACAATACACGTTCGGCTGGCACGATTACCCAGAGACAAAAGATGGCACTAGCGACCTACAGCGACCTCAAGACTAGCGTTGCGAATTACCTCGGACGGAGCGACCTGACGAGCCAGATTCCCGACTTTATTACGCTGGCCGAACTCCGTCTGTCGCGGGACATCCGCACCCGCCGTATGCTCAAGACCGCTACCGCCACCATGACTGCCGGAGACGCAACGGTAGGGCTCCCATCAGATTTCCTAGCAATCCGCGATGTGTTTGTACAAGGTTTGCCAAGAACGGTAGTTTCCTACCTATCTCCGAGTGCGTTTTCTGCCAACTCTAGGGCTGACGAGCAGGGTTTACCCGTATTTTATACCTTGCGGTCCAACGAGTTTGAGTTCGCTCCGAAACCCGACTCTGGCTACACCTTGCAGATGCTTTACTACTACAAGCCGATAGCACTTTCTGATAGCAATACCAGCAACGAGTTTCTAGCAAACTACCCAGATGCGCTTTTATACGGTTCGCTCCTAGAGGCAGAGCCGTATCTTATGAACGATGCTCGCGCCCAAACCTGGTCGAGCTTGTATAACCAATCCATCGCTCGGATAAACACCTCAGACGAGGAGTCCGAGTTTGCTGGCGTTCCGTTAGTTATGACCGTAACCACGAGGTAAAAAATGGCCGAATTTACGAATTACCTAGAGGACAAGATTCTTGACCATGTTCTCAAAAACGTTTCCTACACATCCCCGACGACAGCGTATTTAGGTCTGTTTACCGCAGCTCCTAGCGATACGGGTGGCGGTACGGAAGTCTCTGGTGGGTCCTATGCTCGCCAGGTTCTTTCCGTTACTACTGCGTCCACAGGGATTACAACGTCCTCCGCAGATGTGACCTTCCCGCAAGCTACGGCAACCTGGGGAACCATCTCGCACGTTGGTATTTTCGATGCTCTGTCTACTGGAAACCTGCTGATGTATACGGCCCTCACAACGTCTAAAACCATTGAGACGGGCGATATTCTCAAGGTCTCCTCTGGCAACCTCACCGTGACTTTGGACTAATGGACCAATGCGGCCCGTGGACGCTAGAGCAGTTAGATTTATTCTCTACGTCCATAGATGCGTTACCTTTTAGCCTAGATTCAAACGTATGGAATACCGCCTGCTTCCGCTACGGAGACGGGCAAATCAGCAGCACAGGATTAGTAACAAGTAGCATCAACGCCACATTTGTAGTAAGTGGCTCAGTTTCCGCTACCGCAACCGTAGTATCGGCAGGCGATAGGACTCGTACCGTAGACGGTGCAGTAGCCGCCGCCGGGGTAGTACTAGCAGACGGAACCAAAACAACCTTTGGCGCAGGAGACATCTCTGCTTACGGGGTTGTGCAGGCAGATGGAATCCGGGTAAGACTTGCAGACGGAAGTATCTCTGCCGCCTCGGATGTAGTGTCAGACGCTACACGCCTGAGAACCATTCTGGCCGCAGTAAACGCCTCTGGTAACGTTTCTGCCCAAGCGCAGGCAATACTAGACACAAACGCAGTTATAACCGCCTCTGGGACGGTTGTAACCAATGCTGACAGGCTTCGGGTTATCTCTGGTGCTATTACGGCAACAGGAACGCTAACCGCCGATGCAGACTTTGTAGTTGACACGGTAGCCTTCGTGCTCTCTTCTGGAGACATGAGGGCGGCTGCAAACTTTACCGCCAGCGGCGTAGCAAGCATTGTTGCAAGCGCAAATGTTGTGGCTACGCTTTACAAGTTTGGCGAGGAATGGGTAGTTGTTGCGGACGACATTGGAACTTGGACCGCCGCAAGCGAA